AGACGTTGCGTTAGTTGGTTATTCGACCAATTCATAAGTTTTTTCAAATATGTCTGGCTTACAAGGGTAAAAAAATAAAAACCGCCGCCTTATACGAGTGGTTTTTATTTTTTACTTTCATGAAGTCTATTGTATGTTCTAATCCTATGACAGTTAGAACACACAACTTCACATTTCCTGATTTCTTTTTTGGCTTGTTCTATGCTTTTAGCAAAAGCTAAATTAATTTCCTTCTCGCCTTTAACGTGGTCAAAATCTAACACCACATGATGTTTTTTATAACCGCAATCGGCACATCCCTTTAAAATTTTGTACCTTGCCATAAAGTTTTTTACTTTCAAATTTCTCTTTCGCTCTTGTTCCTGTATCTTTTCAACCCAACTCTTGTCTTTCCGCTTATTGTTATACCACTCTTTACGAACTTCGGGATTGTATCGGTTTATACCCTTTCGTTTTTCGTTTTGTTTTTTTTCTGAAGCTTTAACTTTTTCTGGGTTGTTTTTTCTCCAAAGCTTTACGTTGCAATTCCGGGAACAGCACTTTTGCTTACCGTTATTAGGCATGAACTCGACACCGCAAAAAGCACAGATTTTTATTTTCACAAACTAACCCCCTGTAACGTCTATAACTCTATTATATATCATTACAGGTTAACACGCAATTACTTAATTACAGGTTCATAGGTTTCTAAGAATATGTCCTCTTTGATAGGATAGAACTCACCTTGAACACCTTTTATGATGTAGTCACCAGGTCTTGCCTCCATTACGCCTTCCAAAGTGTAAATGTTTAGGTAATCTCCGTCTTCGGAATTGTATCCATGCTCCATGTATTGTTTTCCGTTAATAAATGCGTGGATTTCCGACTCATTCTCACCATCAAACTGAATCGCCTCAATAACAACTGGTTTCTTACGGTACTTAGCCAATTAAATCCCTCCTTTTTTAGACCTGCGTTACTTGAGTATGCCTTCTTCTTTCCAATATTGCCAATACCCTTTCCATGTTTCAGTGCTCATTTCATAAATTTGCTGAAAAACTTTATCGGATAAAGGTAATTCTTCATTCATCAGTTCACCGTAAAAACTCCTTAACCATTCTTGTGTAGTTGCTTTGTTTTCTTCTGGAAGCTGAATCATTCCTTCGTTTACAGTCGGTTCATCTATTACAGGCAGAGCTTCTAATATTGTCATGAGATATTACCTCCTGATGCCATAAATTCAGTTACATTGAACCTCGTTATTACCGTATCTATGTCACTGTTATTAAGAATAACAATTGTGCCATTTGCTAATTTCAAATCTGCATTATCGACAACCCTGTCAACCTCTTCATCAGACGAAAAAATAGGTTCTGGTCGTCCTATAGCTACGCTTGACCCCTCGGAATAATACTGTAGTCGTAACTCAACCTGTACAGGTATGTCTAATCTCATTCCTACGCCTATCCTAGTTCCATTAAATCGCACGTGACCAATATTTATTGAACTGCCCGCAGGTATGACCTCGCCGCGCAAATAATCTTGAGTATCATTACTTACTGATATATTTGTATCTAACGCTTCATTACTCCCAGATAGTTGAGTATTGAAAGTGTGCTCTTTTAACGACTGCAATTCAGCTTTCACAGATTCTAATTCCTGTCTTACAGCACCGTCTGGATAATCATTCGGGAAATTTGATACTTCGGTTTTACTTGAATCAATCGGGTTTCCGTTCTTATCAACAATCTTTGTATGCAAAGCTCCATCCGAGCCCTCGGTAAACTCGAATTCATTTACTCTATGCAATTTGTGTTGCGGGCCTTTGCCGTTGATGGTTGTTTTAAGCGATGCGTTAATATCCGGCATTTAATCCCCTCCCGAATCAGTCGTTTTCTGTGCCTTTTATAAGCTATCCATATATACTTTTCTTCCTACAACCCTCGCAACCGCATTTGCTACTGTGTTCGAGGATGGTAGCATCATTAGGTGCAGGGCATCCTTTAAGGTTATGACGTCTCCCACCTGAAACGTTGGACCTGAACCGCTCGCTAAATCGCTTTCGTTAATTTCTATTTTGTAATCTAAGTTGTTTGAGTTATCCAACAAAACCATTGATGTCATTATTTTCACAAGTGATGCAGGGTATCCTTCTTCATCTGCATTTTTTTCAAATAGAACAGGCAGACTTTCCGGATCGTACGAAACAGGCACAGCGGGGACTTGACACACAATAGCATTTTCAGCAGCAACTTCTCGCCACAATTCACTATCCATTTCGTTTTTACTAGGTTCATTCCCTGCGCCGTACTCTGACGTTAAATTAATAACGTTAACCATATCGACATATCCATCTAGGTTTGCACTTGATATTCCGCCTGCATAAAGAAAAGCGGAATTTCCCTCCGCTTCGATAATTGCCGATACTCTTTCCCATCCATTTGTCGTTCGGTCAACCCCAATTGTAGTGCTTGGTGATGTCGCCGTTATTTGCACCCCTAAGCTACCGGCAGAATGTCGTGTGCATTTCACCATTGCGCTAACATAATATATATTGCCTGAGATAAGATTAATTGTTCTCCGAATTTGGCTAGATGTTCCTGTTGAATTTGCCTTCAAACTTTGCGGAAATGAAAAATAATCCTCTCTTGTTAGAGTGGGATTACCGGTATTCACTCCCCAGAAATCTAAACCTTCATCAAAGTTGCCATTTCTTAAATTAGATACGTGATATTTAATAGCTTGTTTGTTACGAATAACGGTATTGGATATATCAAAAAGTTCCCTCGATGCTCTATACCGACTTTCAATTGCATCCAATACACATCCGATGAACCAGTCATTTGATTTTTTTGTGTTTACAAGCGACAGCAAGTTTTTTGTAACCCCTGAGAGTGTCCCGGTTTTCCCTCCGTTAATATTATAATTTTCATTAATTGAGGACTCGGAAATAGTAGTATCAATGTCGATGGATCTTGCGTTTTCTCCCTCTATATCAACATGATATGAGCGCTTAGACCAAGACTCTGTAATCCCTCTGTATTTTAAAGCGTGTAAACCCATTAGAATCATGTCTTTTGCAGTGGTAACTTGGTTTTCGTCTCTCAGCCCACTTGGATTGATGAAGTTCGTGCTTGCCATTCCGATTTCTTCAGCTTTCTTATTCATTTCGTTAATAAACGCGTCCCTAGCAACCTCGTCCGAAATGTCAGCATCAATATCTAAAGGATAAAGTGTTCGTTTAATATCCCTCAATTGATCATTCGTTATATTCAAATCACTTTGATCTGCTTTTTCTTCCAACTGTTGATTAACCGCGTCTAAACCATCATCTATTTTATTGTTTAATCTGCCCTCTACTTCACTTATTGGATTAAGATTAATTTCGGCAATAGGCACCCATTCGGTTCCATCGAATCGATATATCCTATTGTCGGAAACTACCCCTCTTGTGCTTCCTTCTTCCGCATCATCAGGCAAGTCTTCAGGTGATTCCACAATCTCCGACCAATCTATTCTAGAGCCGTCGATAACCTTGTCAAATGCTTTTTCCGCTGCTTTGTCGACAACATTATTAAAGTTATTTTCGATCGTTTCCCAGTTTTTATTTAGTTCGTTTCGTTCCTGTCTAGTTAGCGGTGATCCGGTTTTGTTTAATTTCATACCACCAACCTCCTCAAATGTAGTTAAACCTAAAGTCAAAGGAAATTTTTTCTATTATTGCGCCTCTGACCTCGAATTCATTTCCTCCCGGTGCAAGTCTAATCAATCTTTTATTAGTGTCTCTAAAAACAGATAAGCCGTTTTTAGTTGATCTCAATTTATCTATTAATAAAGTGTCGTCAAGTGTCAAATTTCCGTTATACCTATATACGTCTCCGGTTGTTTTGTTCTCTATTTCTATATAATCAAGCGCAGAGGCGATAACTTTTATTTTAAGGTCTGAGTAACGGGGATCCACAACCTCAGTTCCTGCATTGTATATAGTAAAGTTTCTTTCATCGTGGACATATTGGTAATCGTCGTAAGGTATTCCTGCGCCCCATTGCCATAAATCAGAATCCCATTCTAATGGAGATAAGGTTGTTCCTATTGACTCAGCCATCCCGGCATTACAAATCATCTCTACGGTAAAATCCCCATACACAAACCTCTGATCTAACTGATAAGCGTTTGTAGTTTTGACCAACCAACGCTTGCCCGGGTTTCGTTTTTCTATTAAATAAAAAGGTTCATCACTTCTGAAAATATTAAATATCTCATCTCGCATCAAAGGGTAATCCGCAACATCAACAGCCATTGCCCGGAATTCGCCTGTTATAGCTCTAGGCGCTAAATTTGAACCCATGTCAACTGCACCCGGTCGCCCTGCTACTGTTTCAGTTGTATGTTGATAAGAAGGGGAGGAAATGATGATGTCTTTTGTTCTTATGCCATTTTCTTTAAGGTTGTACGCTGTTCCGTCTAATCGTTGTATAATGGCCATTACCTCTCCCCCCTCAAAAATGCTTCAAGTGTTATATCGTCGCTCATAGACGTGTCGATATGCGGCTTAGTAACTCTTGCTATTTCTTCGCCGTCAAGCTGTGCTATGACCGTCATGTTCGTTGCGCCACCAGTACCACCGGCGGCAGGGTTGTATTCCTTTGGTACAACAGCCTCGCCTTGGTGCAGGAATGCCAGTCCGTCTCTTGCAACAAAGTTTGTACCTACATCTAGGCTTGGGATTCTTGGGATATTTGGAAAGCTGATTTCGCCACCGCCGGAACCACCTAATCCCGGCACCCAATCCGGTATAGTAGGCAAATTAATGCTTAATCCATTAAGAGCGTCAATCATTCCATTTATAGCTCCAATAACGCCATTTATTGCGCCCTTTACACTTCCTGTGATTCCATCCCATATATCATCAGTAGACGACTTAACGCCATCCCATACGCCTGAGATTGTATCTTTAATAGTGTTAAAGGCTTCACTTACCCCGGATTTCAAACCTTCCCAGATTCCGCTTAATGTGTCTTTTACGCCATTCCATATATTTGAAGTTGTGTCTTTGATCGTATTCCACACGTTGGAAATAGTATCTTTTACTCCGTTTATTGCGCCCGATACTGTGCTTTTGATGGTTTCCCAGATTCCGCTAAAGAAATCACTTATCGCTGTGAATACTTCGGTTGTCGTTTCTTGAGCTTCTGTCCACTTTTCAGTGATCCATTCCTGTATAGCTATTAGCGCTTCGGTGAATGTTTCTCTGATAAATGTCCAGGTTTCAATGAAAAATTCCGAGATAGAAGTCCATAATTCTGTGGCTGTTTCCTTTATCCAAGTCCATGACTCAGACAGAAATTCACCAATTGCGGTAAATACTGTGATGGTCGTTTCTTTGATCCATTCCCAATTGTCGTATATGATCAGACCCAAAGCGACAACACCGGCGATTATCATTGGTATAGGATTCATTAAGAGCATAAACGCTTTACCAACTGCTGCAATAACTGGCATAACGGTTGTAAATGCAGAAATTAAACCGCCTACAACAAGCAATAATGGTCCGATAGCTGCCAATAATCCGCCCACAACAACAATTGTGTTTTGCATTGCCGGGGAAAGGTTTTGAAACCATTCAGCCACTCTCTTTACTCCATCCATTAACGGCGTAAGTGCGTTTTCTGCTAACTCTATGAGTATTTCCCCTAAGGGCTGCAGACCATTCATAGCCTCGTTTTTTAATATCCCAAACCGTTCACCGATTGTACGTGTTTCTTCCGTGGTATCTTGTATCAACCCCTGCGAATCTTCCATAGAGCTTCCCAATTCGTCAAATGCAGGTATAGCGCCGTTTCTAATAGCTGTCATGAGTCTTTGAGCACCCTCGGCGCCAAATGTCTCAGTAGCAAGCGACAAAGCCTCTTGGCTGTCCTCTGTTTCTCTGATCTGCGTTACCACTTTTTCAAGTTCTTCCCGGCTGTTTTTTCCTTCATCCGCCCATTTTCTAAATGCAGAGTTAAGCCCTGGCATAATACGTGATACAGAAATGCCGTTTGATTCTAAACGTGCCATAAATTCCGCTGATTCCGCCATTTCAAAGCCGGCGTTTCCAAGCACTGCACCATAAGTCGTAAGTGCCCCGCTTATTTCACCTAATCCAACGTTATAGTCTTGAGTTAACTTGTATAAATGATCTAGTTGAGCAGTTCCATCTTCGGCCGGAATCTGCCATTGTTGCATGGCTTTTCCGAATGCATCAGCATTTGCAACCCCATCCTCTCCCAATGTCCTGGAAGCATCTAATACACTTTGAGTTAAGCCTTCTAACACTTCACCAGTAGCCCCGGTATATGTGTTAAGATTGGATAATGCACCGGCGACTTGATCCGCAGTGTCTGGTACACCCACAAAAACATTGTCAAAGGATTGTTTTAAATCTTCTAGGGCATCCCCGGTTGCACCAGATCCTACTTGTATTTCTCTGTATGCTTTGTCCATTTGGTCAGCCGCGGCAAAGGCAACAGTACCCAGTCCGACAATCGGGGCAGTCACAGCGGCGCTCATTTTCTTCCCTGCGCCCTTTAACTTATCAGCGGCACCATTTAAATTTTTCTGCATATCCTTGATGCCTTGATTTATGCCCTTTTGATCTATTCTCGTATCTATTTTTATTGTGCCGTCTGCCATTATTCACCCTCCCTTCCGATTAAGGAGTTTGCTACACTGTCAAACTGCGCATCCATCGCAGCGAGCTTTTCTTCCGGTGTTGCAAGTGAGTATTTATCTTGTAATTTGATTATTTTTTGTCGCTCTTTTTGGTTGTGCTTCGTTTCTTTCGGAATATCCATTGTCCGAATATTAACCACCTGCATAAATGGTGTTTTTTCGCTTAATCCGCTTAATAGAGCGATAAATTTTTTCCAGTGCATTTTTCCTCTTTCTTGGTGCAAATCGATGTTATAATCCATTAAAAAAGACGCGTATATTCTTTCCGCGTCAACGTTAAAGTCGTATTCTTTTTTCTTTGGCGGTTGCCCTGGATCACCCTGGGCATCCATGTCAATATTTAAAAATTCACGTAAAATATCTTTAAAAAGTTCGTATTGCTCGTCAAAAGGTAAACCTTCTGTTTTCCAGTAGTCATACAAGAACATTTCAAGGGCTGCTGTAATCTTTCTAAACTCACTTATACCTTCGTCCTTTAACATCTCGAAAACAGCTAGTACGTTGTCGTATGTCATATCTAGATGTAATGTAGTTCCGTTATATTCTATGACGTCCTCGAAGTCATCCAACAAGAACATAGGCTATCGCTTCTTTTTGGTGTATTTCGCTACCCTTTTTTCTTCCTCGGCCTGTTGTTTGTCGTATAGATGATCCACAACCTGAAACAACCAATCTGCCACAATGTATATATCTTCATCTGCCATTTTATAAAGCTTTTCAAAAGCACCTTCGCCAAAGACAAAGTTGGTTGCTTCTTCTACCGCTTTTTCCATTTCCTCGATAGTCTTTAATATCTCTTCTTCGCTTGAATCGAACGACATTTCTTCAATTTCTTTACCTATTTGCTGCAATTTATGACCCTTCAATACTGCCTCTTTGATTTTCTTTACCGATGTATCGGCCTCGAATTTTTCTCCCTCTATATCAAACGTTTCTTTATTTGTTCTCCTGCGCTCAATCTTTTTCATGTACACCCTCCTAAAAAGAAAAGAGACCGCAATTAAGCAGTCTCTTAAATCCCCATGCCTTGAACTTGGTTTTGCGGCATTTGACCATACTTTCTAACAATGCTAACAACTTCACCCTCGGTCACTGAATGAGTGGTATATCCGATATGGTTCCCTTCTTCCGGTCGATAATCTTTCACTCTGCCGTCTACATCACACATAACAAGCGTTCCGGCAGGAAGATTCTGTGCGGCTTCGACAGACCAAACAGGGTTGTCGCGCACAACTATATTAACCATGCTGCCTTCTTCTAATTCTGCACTGGTGACAAAATCCGGAATCCACCCTAATTCAGACGGTTTTAACAGTATCGTATCCCATCCATCCTCATCGTTTTCCACGCCAGCCAGAGCAAGTAATCTGTTTGCTGGTATGCTTTCTAATACTTTTGCTTCAAACGTTTTCATGCTTCAACGCCTCCATCACCATTTTCTCCGTTAACAGTAGGCTTACCGTTAAAGTGCACAGCCACCGTTATTTCACCTTTTGCTCCTGCGTCACCGCCACCGCCTGTTATTTCCGCGAAAGTGGCAGGGCCTTCTATTACAGTTCCATTCGGCAATGTCCAACGGAATGGCATTTCTCTTTCAGTGCCAAGTTCAAACTGTTTGTCAAATATGGCATCCTGTGCCTCGTCTCCATAAAAACGATGTCCGGTAAAGTTAAGCGTTAATTGCCCGCTCATTACCGTTGTTGTGAGCCATCCATCAGAATCCAAGTAAGCTGTCTGATCTGTTTCTTCGTTTGTTGCCGGTTCAAAACTGGAAAACCCTCTGGCCAATCGTGCATAGTTGTCATCCCCCAGGCCGACTTCAAATGTATGCCTAGAGTTTATTAAAAGTCCTTCTGGCATTATTCATTACCTCCCAAATATAAATCTGCTTGATAAATCGCCGTCCACAATGTGCCATATCCTGTTTTCTGTACAAAGTTCGGCGTTGTAGTGCACTGCATTGACACTAAATTAAAAGAGCCATCACGTGATGTGATAGCCCTTGGATCCAAATTATCTAATTCAATTGTCAGTTGACTCAATGATTCATATGCAAAATTGTTGCTTTGATGGTGCATTAAAATCTGAAAGGAAAAGGGATATATCTTTCCGCCTTCCATATACCTTTCATCAATATTTGACGGTGCTGGCCGTATTGCCACGCTGTTACCGTTCTCTTGATAAGTGCCTATATGGACAGTAGAAGGCGTGAATGGCAATCCTTCCATATATTCTTTCAATCTATCTAAAAAATCCATTGCACACCTCCTATATCCTTGATTTCACGGCTTTATCTGCTTGATCTAACCAGTCTTTTCGATTTTGTGATTTTGCAACCTCGAACCAAAGACCCTGCGCATTGGGATTTTTGTCGGTACTGAAATTATAGTGCGGATTGTAGTACAGACGCCGGCTGTACGGCGTTCTCCATACTACCTCTCCATTCCCTATATCAGAATGCATCAAAGCGCTGTCTTGCAAGTCTCCGCGATCCTCAGGTGCATAGTAGTTGCTATCTTTTATTACTGTTTCATCCAATACATATTGGCCATATTCAAATGCAGCCGGCACTCTTACCGGGATAGTTCCCATGTTCACGTGTATTTTCCCTATCATGTCAATTCAACTCAATTTCATAATGATGGATTCCCGGGCCGAATGCATAGTGTGCTTTGACATCAACAACCTCACGCCTTATATCGTTAAATGTCACCCTATCGCCCGGTTTAAAATCGGGAAAATGGCTCGAATTGACTCTATCCACCAATACAACGTGACTGGCAGATTGACCGACTGAATCGCTGCCGCGCTGTAGACTGCTTGCCGGTTCTACCCTCACCTTTGAAATCGTATAAGGCTCGTCGTAAGCGGCATCCCAGCCGTCGCTTTCTATCCGTTTTTCGTAGTCGATAGAATGGATTAGAAGCATCTTAGGGATAGCCTTTATCTTAGCCATAAGCACCAATCCCTGTATAGAGCAATCCTGTCGGACGTAAATATGTCACAACAGACGGACTTACCCTGTCGGCTTGTTTATTACTGGATGCCCCACCTTTTGAGTAGCTAAAAGAACCTATAGCAAAGTTGGAATAATCCTCTCCACTTTCCACTTCTTCATATCCGCCTTTTAACTGGTAAAATTCAATTTGAGCGCATACAGCCTTTTTCACTTGTGTCTGAATGAATTCCGGCCAGTCCTCCAATGTTTTAATACGGTAGCTAGTCAATTGGTCTATAATGTCACTGGCACGCTGTGAGAGGCGGGGAAATTCCGCCTCATCGTCAAGCGGCGCGCCTTGGTATTCGTTTGCGTAAAATTCTTTATCTACATAAGGCATTAGGCATCACCGGCGTTTTCTAACGCTTCAAGTCTGGCAATGATGTCGTTGTATTGTGCTTCTGTCCCGAATCCATCTTCCCCAGGAGGACCCTGCGCCCCATCTTGACCATCTTCGCCAGGAGGACCCTGTTCTCCCTGCGGCCCGCGTAAATTGCCTTGCAGATTCCAAGTTCCGTTTTCGTTACTAAAAATATCGCCTGAATCAGTGTTTAAAAACACATCTCCCGGCTCTCCATCTGATGCTGTCGGATCAGCTTCACCGAATAAAAATCTCATGCTTGAACCACTTCCTCCGCCGCCACCCGAAACGGGCAATGGATTACTTTCAGATATTGGCAAGCCATTCGGATGGTATAGTACCTCGGCCATTTAATCACCTTCTTTTAAAGCATTAACTAGCTCATTCTTTTTCATAGTGCTATATCCTTCTATATTCTTTTCTTTCGCCATTCCTTTTAGCTCAGGAACCGTCAACGCTTTGTAGTCCGTTTCCTGTTTCTTTTCAGCCTCATGTCCTTCTTTCCTCCGGGTTTCGGCTGTCCTTTTTTTCTGCTCATTTCTATCCCTCATTTTGTAATGATAAATAAGCATGTTCTCACTCCTAAAAAGCAACAAGGGGACTATCCCTCGCCGCTTATCCTTCTACGCCGCCAGTGGTGATTTTAACAGCTTTAGATTCGTCGTATAAATGCGCTCCGTAATGCTGATCGGCAGTAATAACAGTAGTTTTGTGTACAATGTCGCGGTCATCTTCCACATCTGCATCACGTTTCAGGTAAATAGCAAGTGCGCCTGTTTTAACCAGGTATGCTGTTCCTTCTTCCACTTTACGGGAACGGATCACTTGCGCGCCTAGTACTTCACCGAAAGCGCCTGAAACAATGATGTTATCTCCTAAATCAGATGCACGCGTCCAGTCGTTCCCTGCTGATTTACGCAATTTAGCCACATCACGCGGGTTAGCTACAAGCACCATCGGTTCCGCGTCCTCATCGTTAAAAATGCCTTGAGCTTCGTCTACAGCGTCAAAAGTGATCCCCTCTGCGGACTCATAAGTTAAAGTTGTAGACTCTAGCGCAGCAAGAACATCATTATCCACTTTTTGAGCAATAGAAATCATCAATTGTTCTCCTGCTTCTCCGATTGGATCACCATAACCGGACAATACTGCCTCGTCTGTGATTTCTACACCTTTACCGGCTTTTTTGATAGTGAAATCCTCTGTTTCACTTTCTAGCTTAGTTAAGTCAATCGCGGCACCTTCTGCTACATCTTCGGCATCACCAATATATTTCCACTTTGGCACTGTAACCGTAGATCCCGGACGCCCTTGTAAAGTGTTATCCACCCGCGCCAATGGAGAAAAACGGATTTTCGCCTCCAACTCCTCGCGGATCATTTCTGCCAATACTTGCGGATCAACCATATCTTGTAATTGTGTTTGTACCATTTTACATTCCTCCTAAATTAATTACCGGATAATTGCTTGTATTTCTCCGGATTTTCCTTTTTAAATTTGACTCTTTCCTTATAGGTCATTTTCATAAGGTCTTTTGCTGACATGTTGCCACCTTTGTTGTGTTGTCCTGTTGTGAAAGTCGGCTTTGGATCGCCTTCCTCTGACTCAAACAGGTATGCATCTGATTCTTTCAGAT